ATTATATCAACAAGGTGTAAGTGGAACTAATAATTTTAGTGATATTACAGATGGTGGAGGCTATCAAGTTATAGGAGAACGAGGGGAGATATACCTCAGAGGACAACTATTTACCATCTTAAGAGATAACAGAGTTAGAGTAACATACAGATATGGTAGTGCTACAGTACCTAATGATATTAAAGATGCAGCTATTAAGAGAGCCGCAGTAGACTTGCTTACTGGTAGTTTCAGAATGGATATAATTCCCATGGGTGCAGATGGTACTAAGGTAGTGGATGCTGTAGGTAAATGGCGTGATGACATAGATAAGATAGTGCGTAACCGTGAGGAAGTGTTCGTTATCCCATGACTTGGAAGATTAAAAGCCCTTCTGAATGGAAGACAACAAGGGAGAAGATGCAAGAAGATATGTCAAAAGAAGTTATATTCCGTATGCAAATGGAGTTAAAGAATATGAAATCATACTATGCTAGTGTAGGAGATTCGTTTGCATATGACAATGACGGTCTTATATTCAGTACTGATTGGGCGGCAGCTATACTAAATCAAGGTAGAGATGCAGGTAGCTATGCACCTAGAGAAAAGATACTAGACTGGGTAAAGAAGTATAAGAACCCCGGTGGTAGTCCAAGACAGCAATATATGGATATGATAAGGATTAACCAGAAGCTATATGATGAAGGTATAACCCCTAATTGGTATGTAGACAACGTGTTATTCGAGATGGAGGAAGAACATGAGTGACGCTATTACCTATGATGTGGTTGCAGATTTAGAAACAGAGATTACTGGTCAATGGTGTGAAGGTACTACCCCCCGTGTTGACGTAATATGGTGTGCTAAATCAGTAGGTTTGGCAGGTTCTAAACAAGAGACAATACTCATTCAACCACTCAAAGAGTCTATAGTATCCTTCCAATTACACGGTGACTCTTGGAAACATGAGATTCCAGTTAAGATAGATATCCGTACATATACCACTATTGCTAGACAAAATGCCGTAGTTAAAGAGACTGGTAGAATCCTTAAGAATATACTAAGAAGAGCTTCAGCCTCAATACCATTCATAGACGCTCATTTAAGGGGAGGAGAATCAATGGATGAGAAATATAGAAACTTCTTCAGATACGTATTTACCATCGTTTATAGAGACGTTACTCCATTCACGTTCACGTAATCTTTATAAACTTAGATAGAAATTATAGTATATGGTTAGAACAGGTGCGTTTGGCTATCTTCAATATGGATTTGAGAAACCAGCGACTTTCGGAACTGAAGCATTATCACTATGTACCGTATTTGGATTAGAGCAGAAAATCACAAATTGGAATTTTACAAATAATAGAAATGTCTTACAAAAATTAAACCAGTTAGAACCAGATATATATTACTATGGTGTAACCAGAGGTAGTTTAGGGGTAGATTTTGTACTGTCTAATCCATGGTGGTTAAACACATTATTTGATACAGTAGTTACTACTTGTTGTATGCCAACATGCTGTGTTCATAGTCATGTTTATACTAATGCTACTAAATTAAGACAACCAATATCATTAGAAATAGGAACACACCAAGCAGGAGTTCTTATGTGTTGTCCTACAGGTGTGATAAGAAAGCTAACAGGGGGAGTAGTCAACTCAATATCTCTCCGTAGTGCAATAGGAGAACCAATAAGAGCCTCAGCAGATATATCATATGCCGATGAAGAAGAGGCTTGCGTTTGTTTAGATACTACTCCAGCAACAGATACATGTAATTTCCCGTACACATTTGCTTATGGAAATCTAACAACTACAGCAGGTACAATAGCTAATCTGCAATCCTTTGATATAACACTTAGCACAGGTTCTGATTTACTTTATACCCATAATACCAGTGTAGCAGATGCAGCTTACCGTAAACTATTTGAGATTACAGGCTCTTTCACAGCAACATATGTAGATAATGAATTACTAACAGATATATACAAACAAGCTCATTGTGGTTCAGTTTGTTGTGGAGGATGCTGTGTGGCAGCAGGTCTAGATTGTACGGTAAATGCTAGAGAGCAAACTACTCTAACTGTAGTATTTGATAATAATCAAGCTGGAGCACTAGAAAAGAGTATAACTCTTGTTGGAACTGGGGTAGGATTCGCAGACCATTCCGTATCAATAGAACCAAATGAACCCGTATTTGAAACGCTTAATTGGCAAGTTAGAACTTTGGCACCAACGGCTATTAATCAGACTATGTGTGCAGGGAGACCAGATTGTACTTAGGTAATCTTTATAAACTTAGAGTAGGATTGATATAATATGGTTAGAACTGGTGCGTTTGGCTACTTACAATATGGCTTTGAGATGTGTTTTGGAACAGCAGCAGGTACTATAGATACCGTATTTGGGCTGGAACAGAAAATCACAAACTGGAGCCTTACTAATAACCGTATTACTCTAGCAGCCCTAAATCAAATAGAACCACAAGTTTATGCTTATGGAACAACCAGAGGTTCTCTGGGTGTTGACTTTGTATTATCTAATCCTTTCTGGTTAAGCACATTATACTGTATGGTAGCAACAGACGCTTGTATGCCAACAGCAGGTTCACACACTCATACTTATACTAATCCATGTAAACTAAGACAACCAATCTCAATACAAGTAGGTGTATGTGGTACTATAGATTTAGTAAGAACCCTAACAGGCGGGGTAGTAAATTCAATAGCATTAAGAAGCTCAATAGGAGAAGTAGTTAGAGGCTCAGCAGATATCACTTATGCAAATGAGGTAGAAGGATGTGCAATAGATGCATGTCCAGCATGTGATGCTGACAACTTCCCATATACATTTGCTTATGGTACTTTGACTACATCAGGTGCATGTACATTAGCTAACCTTCAATCATTCGATATTACTATGAGTCAAAACAGTGACCTTCTTTATACTCATAACACCAGTGTAGCAGATGATGCTTACCGTAGACTATTTGAAATTACTGGTTCATTTACTGCAAGTTATGTAGATAATGAACTATTAAGAAATCTATATGCTCAAGCACATTGTAGTTCAGGAACTGGATTAGACGCTGAAGCATTCCTTAGAGAACAATTAACATTAACCATTGTATTTGACAATGGACAAACAGGAATAGGGGCAGAGAAGACAATTACTTTAACTGGCTCAGGAGTTGGATTTGCTGACCATGCCGTATCAATAGAGCCTAACGAACCAATCTTTGAAACACTTAATTGGCAAGTTAGAACACTAGCACCCGTAGCCGTAAACCAGACAGCCGCAGCTCCAATGTGTGCCTAAAAAAAGAGGACCTTATATAGCAGTATATACTATATTAACCTGTGGTACTTAAAACATTCACCCTAGAATTTAATGGGGCGAAGGAAGAAATAACCTATGAAGACGATATACCATTCGGAGATATGGAAGTTATCATCAAGAAATGTGTAGACTTATCTGATATAACAAAACCAAAAGTTAACATCTCAGAATATCGAAGACGTATACTATCATCCGTACTGAGAAAAGCACCATTTACTCACACGGACCCCATAGCTGTATCTAAGCTCCCCCGTAAGACTGCTGAGAAAATCATAACGGAGGTTATGAAAGACTACCCTTTAGCGGGTTGTTTAGAGGGTTGGATGACGAGCTTTCTCGGCTCAACAGTTATCAACGACTCATTACCGATACCTACGCCTTCTGTGCAAGCCAGTTCGGATGGGACAAAGAAACCACAGACAGACAAGGACAAAAATGGCTCAAAAGAACAATCGCAGCAACAAGAAAACAGCTCCAAGACTCAGTGAAAATAAGGTAAACTATTTAACCGTAGGAGGTAATCAATTATTATGGTAGACTATGTCTTAAAAATTGATATAGATGAGAACGATTTAGTACGTAAAATAAATTCTGCTATAAAGAAAGCAGGTACTCTAGGACTCGGAGGAGGAGGAGCGGCAGGAGCAAGAGGTCCATCAGCAGGAGCTACTGGAGCAACATTCCCAAAAGAAATGCCACCTATGTCAATGGGGTCCGTGTGAGTAAATGGTGCTTTTCTCAGTACGGATGATAGTATACGTCTTCGATATTCTGAGATGTTAACTTTTGGTTTTGTTATATCAGATAAGTCTACACATTTCTT